TCCCTGTTCCGTCGTTGGCGTTCCAACATAACCCGTTCCATATACACCGGTAACGCCAAAGGTACTGTTGGTTATTACGCTAACCGTTCCTACCTGTCCTGTTCCAGCAGAACCGGTAAGCGTTACTGTTCCGTGGGTTATAGCAACGACTGATCCAACCGCCGTCGTACCTACAGATCCTGCATTAGAATAGCCCCATGAGCTATCCCCCCAGTCTCCTATTCCCCATCCCTGAAGATGAACGGTTACCGGAATACTTCCGACTACACTTCCTACCTGTCCTGTTGCCGCTACCCCAGTAACATTAACATTGACATGGTATACAACGGTAACACTTACCGTTCCAACCGATCCTGTGGCCGCTAACCCAGTAACACTGACATTAGCCGCGCCAGTTACTGTTGTGCCTGAGCCAACGGAGGCGGTGCCTACCTGACCGGCACTGGTTTCTCCCCAAGCTCCCGCATCCCAAACATCAACGCCCCAGCCTTCAAGGGTGACCGTTACCCCTGCCATGTTAAGCTATCCTGATAATGGCACTCGTCGCATCACCGGTTGGAAATACAATAGTAAAATCCCCCGAGCTGGAAGACTTATCCGATCCAAAATCAAGAATTACTACACTGGGATCGGCAGTAGCGGTGTCATTAAAGATCATCGCCCCTCGCGCCGTAATGGTAGAACTACTCCACGTAGAATCACCAAAATCGGTAAAAGCCGTGGTGCTTGTGCTTACCGGCGTAACATTCACTAAGGTATTGCCTTTAGCTACATAGGCCGTTCCTGTTACTTCATTAGTGGCTGTATACGCTGTAGTCGCCGCCGTAAAAGAGGCACTGTTAGTGTACATGGCAATATTAAATGTATTGCCGGTACTAAGTGTAAAATTATGCACAGCTTTCAAAATTTCTACTTTAAAACTGGTACACATAAAATTTCCTGTGAAAGCCATATCATAATCTCCTAATCAAATCGGCTAATTTGGGTTCCCCGGCATCTAACAAAATATTATAAACCGTGGTTCTGTCACTTTGAATTGCTTGCTTCATATAATGAACGATTACTTGTTCAATTTGCGTCTTGTAGGCTTGTGCCTGTTGCCGGATTACCGGATCGGCTGTAGCCGAAATACCCACAATTTTGTCTATACATCGTTCGGCCACTTCTTCAGGGGTTTGTCCCCTGTTCTGGGTAGTTATTACATCTACCTTGAAATCACTATTTATGCCAAGCTCCGGTGTTCTCATGTCTTCTCCCTTATTACCATTCCAGTACGATAGTCGTCCGTAACTTCCTTCGCCTCGCCATATTGTTTCAAGGCCACTAGGGATTCAGCAAATCGTTTTTCGTACATCTGTAAAAGGGCTGGATCTCCTTTCATATAGATATACGCTTCAATTAAACACCCGTATAACAGGGTTAATTCCGCGTTTATACTGAGCCACGTAGTAGACCCATCCGCTCCTGCGGTAAGACTGTCGGGCCGGTAGTAATAATGCAATTCTACATCATAACTGCTGTCTGGAGTGGGACCAATGATAAAGTTGGCTACATCAAAAACCGCGTAAAAGCGGGGGCCTCCTGTAGTAAGCACATCCGGATTAAAAGCTTGTATAAAATTAACACTCTTGAAATCCAAAAAATTCTTTTCGTTGCTTGCATCAGTATAAGACAACGAAAAAGGCGCTAAAAAGTCACTGGGCATTGACAGATATTCGTCTGCCTGTGTCATGTTTCCAGCAGAATTCTTACGAAACAGACTTAATTGCACCGTCTTCAGGATACGTTCTTCCGAGGAACGAATAAAAATAGGAAGATTAGCCAAAAAGGACGTTTCCGCATTTTGGGTGTATTCCTGTATCGCTGTCTTCATTTGTGCGTATGTAAAAGCCATTATGTCGTTGTCACCGTTACCTGACCTACCTGACCAAAACAATTCATAGGGCGCCAGTCTGCGCCATCTGCTACATTAGGCACTCCCACATACACTGATAAAACCATGGGCGAATTAGGCCGTGCGTCTTTTAGGGCTTGCGGATCAGTTACCTGGCGGATTGGTTCAAGCTGGGGTTGCTTCTTTTCCCACTCGTCGCTCCCCACCAATAACCCGTTCCATTCCAGTTTCATGTCATTGAGTTTGTACTGGAACCCAGAGCGGTCCGAAATGCCTAGTGCGAACTTTCCTAATGCAAATTTAGCCATTAGTTAAACCTCGAATAACCAAGTCCCGGCTGAATAGTAAAAGACGCCCGATCACGATCTTCAACCGCTGCCCTGTCAAATTCTTCTTCATAAATCGTTTTTAACAATTGTGTGCGATCCGGGGCACGTTTGATGGACAAGTAATAAGCCAAACCTGCGGCCAAGCAAGGATAAAATCTAAACGGAACTTCAAATGTATTTGTAAAAGTGTCCGCATCTTGTATACGAGTAAGGCGGTTAAAAATAATAATATCCGTATTGTTATTTGGAACAGGCCATACTTTTAGCTCCGGGGTAATTACCCTATTCAAAAAGAACTGATCGATGCGTCCTGTACTAGTTTTATTGGGAATGGTGAGGTAATCGTCCCGGCTAACCCGTGGTACGGAATAATCCGTGTTATCCCGCCGTACTACCGTACTTAAAATATCAATAGTGCTTTGTACATCGGAAAAATCAACGGCTGTTGTCAGCGTGGTTGTAGCACCGCTGCTTCCACCGGTTAAGGTATCAGCGGTAGTAAAGAGTCCTACTGGAATGGTGATCGCAAAAGAAGTAGCAGAGGGTAGGTTTGTTATAGAACAGGTAGCCCCGCTGACACTGCCGGTAATGGTTTCACTAACCGAAAATGCCCCAGAAGCCCCTACCGCCATGGTCAAAGTTCCACCGGGATATACCCTAATCCCTACAGCCGTGGTGATACTGGTTTGTTTAATCGTCCACTGGTTTAAGCCACGATTCGCCCACTCTGCCAATAATAAATTCAACGAGCGTTTTGCCGTTTTCAGGTCATAACCGGTCCTGACCTCAAGGCCGCACCGTTCAAACGCTTCTTCGATGTAATCCGCGACATCTAAGTCAAAATCAGTGGAACTGGACGTTGCCATTTAACTTCTCCTTCTTCCAGCTCCCCCTCCTCCACGCATTCGGACAGGAGATTTACCTTGCGGAACGCTTTGTCCCATGGCTAATCGCTTATGCTGGGGAGTGAGTTCCGGATTACGGGCCTGCTTTTTGGCCGCAGTTCCTGCGGCACCTAAGTGTACTGATCGTTGCGTTTTACGTGCCATTTTTTAATCTCCGGTAATAAGATTCACGAGTTTTATAGATATCTTCCCCATTAAATCTATCCAAGTGCTTATCATAATACTCAGTGCCTTTAAGCTTCTGCGAAGCTTCATGCAGCTTACTCAAGCGTTGAACAAAAATCATGGCGTAGGGATCGCCTGTTTTTGATATAAATTCAACGTCGTACACTGATCCATATTCGACATCATCTGGATGAACTCCCATTAACCAGATGTCCTTTTCAATAAAAATCCCTTCTGCAATCGCGCCGTTTAACCCTTCTAAATAATAATGAAACTCCTCGGGTTCTTTAAACATAAGATCCACTACAATTACTATGTCAAAGCGGTCATCAAACGTGGAAATAATGGTAGTAAGGTCCTGAAAGCCGGGAGAAGCCTTAAAGCCAATACCTACCTTCTTCTCTGCCCAAGCAACCTTCGCATAAGGACACGGTGCCATATCAGAAAAATTAGGATTAGATTCCTCCAGTGCCACGGAGGACCACTCCCTTATCTCTTTGCGTATTGCCGCTTCCTTATCCATCTTCCTTAATTATAAAACACAGTAAAGGCGGTTACATCCGTGGTCGTAAAGTTGACATACGCACCATCGCTACACAAAACACCCTCATCTGGTATATCTGGGTAATCCGCCGTGCTGGCAGTGCCCGAGGTCATAATCTTCATGACCGAGGTGCCACTAGAAGAGCCGTTTTTAAAGTCAAGAACACCTGCTGCCGAACTATTCACAAAATAAATACCGCGTAAACGAGTACGCCCTGCAAACACTACCTGATTGACCGTAGTTCCTGAACCCACGGTTACTGCCCCAGCCGTAGCACCATCAACAGCTACTTGTGTGACTGTCTCAAAGAGAGCCGTGGTAGAGACAGTTGCGCCGCCACCGGGTCCAGCTATAGCTTCAGTAACAGCCGTACCATCCGTAGCTGTTCCAGTAAAAGTAAAGGTTTTACCTGTTTCACTAGATCCACCAGAAGTGACAGTGGCGTTCCGAGCCGGAACTAAAGTAGCAACACCACCCGCTGTCAAAGCGCCGTTAATAGTCAAATTAATCGCACCTCCCGGTGTCTGGGTGGTACATATTCCGTTAGGATCAGCCGCCGCTAAACCAGTAGGAGTGATATAGGTCGAAAAAGTATCTGAACCTGCCATACGTTACTCCTTGATTTCGCCACGAATGACCATTGCTTTATAAGCAGCACTATTAGACGGAGGTAAGGTCCCGGTTGCTTTCTTAGCCGGTGCTTTCTTAGCAGCCACTTTTTTAGCCGGAGCCTTTTTAGTCGCCATTAATAGGTAACTCCACGATCAACTGCCGCCACTATGTAATCAATACCCATGCTCTTAGTACCTGTAGCATCCCCTGAAATTTCAACCATTGCTGTGGTCATTAAGTCGGTAGGGACATTGGTAGTATGAGTGCCCACCAAACTACGGTTAAGGTAATACGCTACCGTATCAGTGGATGTACCCTTGGTAGCTATAAAACCGAGGGTGACGTAAAGGTTATCAGTCAGGTTATAGGCAGCAGCCAATTCGGTTTCTGTCTCTGTTCCCCCTGACTCACTGATTAAGCGAGTAAGAGAAGAGCCATCATCTAATTGAAAACCTATTCGGTTAGCCGCTAAAAAAGCATTTTCCGGGTGAGTTGCAAAGTTTTCACAAAGCCCCACCCAAACATCCATTTGTCCCACACTATCGCCACTCGTAGTAGCAAGATAAAAACGGGATTCAAAATAGAGCTTTTCTCCCGCCGTGGTGGGTAACTGCCAAATTTCATTGGCTTGAATGGAAGCCCCATCATTGTCAGTAGTAGCTTGCGAAGTGAGATCAAGAACACCTGTAGCCACATCTGCTGAAATAGCAACTGTCGCACTAGTATCTTTTAGCACCGTCCAGTCATTGGTAGCATCTAGGGCTATACCGGTGAAATCATCTAGGAAAACCGCCTGATCAGGCCAAACCCCAACTTGCAGGTTTTCAAGCCCTTTACGGGCAGCGGAATAAAGAATTGGACCTTTAAAATGAGTAGCCATGTAGTGTCTCCTGTCGTGGCAAGTGTCTATCTCGGGATGAGATAGTCAGGTAACACGATCAGTATACATAAATAAAAAAAGGGCGACAAGATTGCCGCCCTTTTCTTAATACATTGCTGTATTTATGCGCCGGGAGTACCAAATACACTTCTCCAGTCAGACACACCGAAAGAATATCTTTCACGTGCCTTGAACCGCATATTACCAGTGTCAAAGTCCCCTTCCATCGCTGTTTTCAGCGGAGTACGGTTGAAGAGTTTGAAGCCGTTTGGACAGTCAGTTTTAACGAAATACGCATCTGCATCAGTGAAAAAGTGGTTAACCACTGCTCCCTCTGGAAGCATTCCCATTGATTTCATTGCGTTTATGTCGTTATCCGCTGACCCCGGACGCAGATTAGAGTTAATAATCCGTTCCGCGATAAATTGAAGTTCTTTCGGAATCAACAATTTAGTACCACGTACCGCGATCTTCAGCCCACGCTCATCGGTAAACCCAGCAATCTGGATGAGGATTTCTTCAAGAGAAGTCTCATTCAAATCCGCAGGGGTTGTCAACAAGTTGTTCTGATTACCCGATAAGCTGGGGTGAGCTGCGGAACACAGTGCAGCGCCATCGCCTATGGGGGAAGCGGTAGAAAAAGCGTTGTTCATTATCGTCGCACCTTTAATTTGCTTGGTTTGAGACATTGAACGTGCTAGTGCCCGAGTGTAGCGTTTAGCAAGACTATCATAAAGATTGTCCTCTACCGCTTCCTCGGTGATGCTAAAAGCTAAAGCAATGGTTTCCATTGTGTAACGAGCAGTATAAGTTTCTTGCGCGTTATCAAAGTTAATTGCACTACCTTCACTTTTAACAGGGGCCGTTCCGAAACCGGACAGCATAACTTCTTCTTCAAAAGCTCTGTCAGAGCTTTCAGCTTCAAAGATTTCTGCTGCTTCGTCTTCATAACGGTCATATTCCAACCCAAATAGAGCATTTAGGCCGGGTTCTAGTTCTTTAGCTAACTGCGCTCTAGAAATAGTCATTTAGAACCTCCTTAAATGCCAAGTGAGTCAGCAGTCGTCTGTGAATCAAAACGACGAGTGCCAGCGTTGAAGTGAGCGTTTAGTCGTACTTTCAAGGGAATACCCGCTGCGGTGTAATCACTATTTCCGTCATCATCTACAATACCGACAATACGCAAAGGTAATGTTGCTGTTGTTGCAACATTCGCCACACTAGCCTGGGAATTGGATGCGCCAGTATCGGTAGAACCGGTACGGGCAGATGTTCCCAAATCAGTGTTAGCAAAGATAGTTGCTACCGCAGTAGCTCGACTGGTTAAAGAAGCATCCGAAGATACTTGAAACAACTGGTTTGGATTATCAGCTACATAAACGCGGACAGGATGATTCGTGTCCACACTTACTGCGCCTGATCCGGGCCAGTAGTTCAACCACACTGGTTGCTTCCGAACGGAGTCTTGGTACATAACACCAGTTAAAACACCCAGTGCTTGAGTTGTACCCCCCGCTGTATCGCCTGCATAATCTATATATCCAGTGCTAAGTGGAACTACAATTCCGCCGTTGTAGATAACATTAGTGTTATTACTAGCGATTTCGTATTCTGTGATACCCGTTGAATTGGGACCACTACCCACCATACCAATAGGACGTAGACCATAGGCAGTTTCTTGATTTGCCATAAGACTAATCTCCTAAGAAATTAAAGGTCACTCTTTACGAGGACCACCAAAAGTTACACGAGATTGACGGTCAGGCTTACTGATCGCCATAGAAGGGTGACTGTTTTCTCGCATCAAATTCTCATCTACAGCTTGCTGTAGATCTGTTGCTCGACCATGGTAATAAGCATTTCTTTCTCTTACCGTTTCGAGCGGTATACGAGCTAACATTAACCCTCCAACCCCAAAAACACCTTCGTATTTTCCTGATTCAACAACCGGAGACTCGAAATCCGGATACTCTGAGGCTCGAACAAGTTCGTAACCTTCTCGTAACCGGGCAGAAACATTTTTTGTGTCTTGAAAGCCACGTGCTTCTGCGCGAATCCATCGATGTTTATACCCTTCGGGTGCAGGTGGTGCATCCAAACTAGAGGCGGGTGCCCAAGGTTTCCTTTGAGCCTTTTTTTCTCTAGTTTCCGTTGCGCGAGGAGTTTTTGTGGTGCCCTCAAAACCTTTTTTGCTTTCAGACATCTCAATCCTCCTATTTAACGTATTTCGCGTATTCTGATTCAGGCACCCCTAACTTAGCCGCAATACTTCTTTGGCTAGGCGAGAGTTTTACTTGCCGTCTAGTACGTCCAGTTCGTGAGCGGGAAGCTCCAGCAACCGTCTGAGCGCCACGTCTTGCTGTTCCGTTGGTTCTAGCAGCGGGTTCCGAACCCGAAAAATTATCCGGAAACATGTCCCGAATGCGGAGATCAATTTCATCATAGTACTCATCGCTCGTGGGGTCAAATCCTTCTTCCTCTACTAACACTTCATGGATAGCTCTGGCTGCTCCCGTCATTGCTACATCGCGTTGCGGAGTTTGAGCCATGGAAAACCATTTATTCTTACGTGCCCACTCTTCCGCACGTGGGTCCCGTTGAATTTGCGGTTGTTGAGGTTGTTGTTGAGGTTGTTGCTGTGCTTGCTGTGCAGCTTTTTGCTGTTGTGCCCTTGCTTCAGAAACACGCTTGGCTTCTTCCAACTTGGATTTTTGAACTTGAATCTCAGTTAATCTACTCTGAGAAGAAACAGTAGCGTCTGGGTCAGCACTGCGAATGGCCTGTTTAAGGGCTTCCTCTGCCGACTTTTCTTCAGCAGCAAGTCGCCCCGCATATTCCGACATATAACCATGATCTACCTGCTGTAAACGAGTCTTAATTTTTTCCGATTCAGCCTGTACCGATCTCGCAAAACCAATCGCTTCATGCTCATTACGTTCCGCATCCCGCATTTTTTTAGTAAGTCGGTTAATACGTTTCTGCACCGATTCGGAATATTGTTCAACCTCTTCCTCCTCTTCTACCGA